GATTGGTGCATATCAGTTGACGGAGATGAGGTCTACGAGGATAAATTTGTCGAGAGGGTTCAAAAGATGATGAATCCGCGCAATCCGGAGATATTTGCTTATAGTTATAGATGGCGCACTATTTGGGAGAGGCGCAATGGAGACGAATATTTTAGAGCTGATTCTACTTTTGGTGATTTTACTAATCACAGATTTTTTAGGCTGATAAAAAGACAGGAGATTACTTCAATTCATCCGGAAGGACATCATTGCGGATCAAACCCGATTATAGCACCTGAAAATATCACATGGTCGAATATTAGGGTAAAGCATTTAGGATATGATACGACCGATCAGAGGCAAAAGAAGTATGAATTTTATCAGGCGAATGACCACTTTAAGGATTCAAGAGATATTGGAAATAAGGATTATTCGCATTTGATAGATATGAATGTGCAGCTTGAAAAGTATGATCCTAATAATGGCATCAGTTGCATCATGATGGTCAAGAATGAAGAGGAAAGAATTCAGGCATGCATAAGTAATTTAGAATGTTTAGTGGACGAATATATTATTGTTGATACAGGATCAACGGATAAAACGGTTGAATTGATAAAGCATTTTGCCAAATATTCATCTGTACCAGTGAAATTATTACAGATGCCCTGGCCGGACAATTACTCAATACCTCGTAACTTTGCAAAGTTACATGCTACGCAGAAATGGATCCTTATGATGGATGCGGATGAGAGATTTGAGATGGAAGACATCTATAAATTGTTCAAAATGATAGAGTCTGAGGCAGATGCGATAATCTTCCATGTTATAAATTACCTTAAGAAAACTATGCCCGGGCAAAAACCAGTATATGCATCTACGGAGTCAGTCAGATTGTATCGTAATATTCCAGAGTTTTATTATACAGGAATAATTCACGAAACGATTGATGATTCGATGGCGGCTATGAAAAATAGAAGACCAGTGAAGATAGGACGTTCGCCGGTCAAATTACATCATGGTGGATATCTTAAGGATAAAAATAGAGTGGAAGGTAAGCTTCAATATTATACAAAACTTAATGAACAGCAGATTGAAATAACAGAAGGCAAGGATCCACGGCCTTATTTTAACCTTGCGCTTCATTGGTTGAACAATGATGAAGAGAAAAAGGCCTTACAGTGCTTTCAGAAATCGATACAAGTCAATCCGAGATTTTGGCATTCACATCAGCAGATGGCAGCTTTGAATATAAAAAGTACAAAGATATTTTTAGAGAATGTGTTGCAATTTATCCCAGAGACTCATCCTTTTGTGCCTGAGGCCAAAGAGATATTAGAATATTTGAAATCAAAAAGCATCGGGAATGTAAAGGTAGGAAAAAATGCCTGTTAGTGGAGCAGATGTAGTTGCCAGAAATATAAAAGCATTCGGAGGCGGGTTTGAAAGGCATGCTACGAAGGTAATGAAAAAAGCAGCTGATATACTTGATGGAGAAGTCACTAAAAATATGAGCTTATCTGATCATAGCCAGGCTGATCTTACTAAATTAGGGCATCCTTATGCGCGCAGGCATGGGCCTGAGGGCAAAGGATTACATAAGCCGCCATGGTTAGTTCATCGACAGAGCGGCAAACTATTAAGTAGTAAATTCAAGGGATCTAGTGAAGCATCTGTACTAGGAGGTCAGCTTAAAGTCAGCGGATGGGTGGGATTGGATCAAGGAAGGACTGGATATGCGCAGGCTATTATCTGGGGTACATCGAGAATGATACCTAGAGATGTATTATCAGGTAGTTTGTTTAATAAAAGATTTCAGGGCAAAGTAGGAGTTCTGTTAAATACTAATCTCAGGGATTTAGTTGTAAATTTCAGAGGAGCTGAAACGCATGGCTGAATATAAGGTAATAGAAAAAATACGAAATATATTAAAAGCGGATACAACTATAAAAGGATTTGTGAAGGATAAAGTTTACGCTCAACATCCGTCTACTATTGAAAATCCTATATTTCCAGCAATATCGATTGCGCTTTTGCCCGGACAGGCAAGGACTAACGTGCCAGCCATGGTGGATATAGTTATTCAAATAGATTTGTGGTTTCCTGTTGATAAATATACAGTTGACGATGTCATGACTTGTTTTAGAAGAGTGAGGGCATTGCTTCATCGTGAAACTTTGAAGGATACAACGATAGATATTGAATTAAAACAGATCATGGAAACAGGCATCGGGCCGTTGATGTATGATGTTGATTCTAAATCACATCATTTGCCGGCCAGATATGCGGTGGTGGCAATATGATAAAAGAATGGCTATGCATAGCTTGTAAATTTACATTAGCTTGGATTGAAGATAATAAAATAATTCGTATTAAGCGAAAAGATTTATATGTAGATGTAGAAGGTGGAAAAGTAACGATTACTTGTTGCCGGTGTGGCAAGAGAAATACGGCAATTGACGATAAAGTAAAATCTGAAGGAAAGGAGGAATGAGACAATGGCTTATAATGTCCCAACGTATCAACACAAGCGGTTTTCTTTTGGTCCTGGAGTATTGTATTTAGGATCGGAAGGAACGACACCGACTGTGGAACTCGGAGCAGTAAAGGGCAATGCAGAACTTTCAGTTGAGAGAACGCGCCTTGAGATTTTTCAGGGTAGCCCTCAGTCAAAAGTGAAGCAATATGCTATTAAGGAAGAAGTAATCCTTAAGGTAACTGGCATAGAGTGGAATTTTGACAACTTTAATGCAGCCCTGGGCGCAGGTGTTACAGGCGCAAGCAACCCGGATGAGACGTTTGAATTCGGCGGAGACATGGATATGGCTGATAAGGCAGTGAGATTTCTGCACATACAACCTGATGGCAGTACCATAGACATTCACATGTTTAAGGTAGAAGGCGCAGGTAAGATTGCTATGACGTTTAATGAAGCAGATACTCATGAATTTCCTTATGAGTTTCATTCAGTCGAAGCGACAACAGGTTTTGATGCCGCAGCTCTAGCAGCGAACAAGAAGCATTTTAAGATAATTAGGACAGTAGCAGCTTAACTTAGGAGGAGACATAGAGATGTCCAATTCCGCTTTTATACCAAAGACTAAAAAGATTCAGATTGTCGGGAAAGAATTTGAGATTAAGCCGTTTGTAATAAGAACAAGGACTAAATTCCTGAAAATAGTATTTGATATTTTTAGGGAATTATCAGAAAAGAGATCAGAATTAAAATTGGATAATATCCAAACTCGAAATGTAGCACAGCTAGTGCCAGTGCTTGCGGAAGCAGCCGGGGAGAGATTGATTGATATCTATGAATTGGTTATTAGTGAACCTCGGGAATGGATGATAGATAATGTCCAGATCAAGGATGAAATAGCCATCATAGAAGCAATTCTGGAGGTTAATGATATCTCTTTTTTGGTGTCACAGGTCAAGAACATCGGTCAACAGGTGAAAAAGTTGCAATAGATGAGTTGATTGTGTTTTTGGCCTGTGAATGCGGATGGGATCATGATTTTATATTAGACCATCTGACATGGGCGCAGTTAAAAGTATATTACGAATTAATAAATAAGAAGAAACTGCAAGAGTTAAAAATAAGAACGATTGCAACGTTTAACGCTGTAGCTTACGCATACGGTTCAATGAAGAAAGAAGCATTTATGAGGTTTATAGATAAGTTAGATCCGCCGGGAATAGTTAAAGATGGCGGTCCGGCGTTTGATAAAATGAGACAGGATGGCTTTCCAGTGGAGGAAAAATAAGATGAAATTTAAAGTTACTATGATATGTAAGGAAATTTGGCGTGCTGAAACGGTTGTGGAAGTAGAACAACAATTTTCAGATGTGGCTTTAGACATGGAAGCGATTAAAGATGAGGCGTGGGGAAAGTTTGATGCAATTTGTGCAAGGGATTTGGAACAAGAAAATTATACAAAGGTAGAAGAAATAAAACCAATGAGGTTTAAATAATGCCTTTATTCGGCGCAGGTAACTTAGGATCTCTAGTTGTCAAGATAGAAACGGATCTGACTAATCTTAACAGAGGGCTAGAGACGGCCAACACAAAGATACAAAAATCCAGCGGAGCTATACTCAAAATGGCCAGTCAAGTCGGCCGGCAGATGACGATTGCCGGGGTGGCTGTCACAGCGGCCATGGGAGGCATGGTAAAGGCCTCTATTGACTTCGAGAGTGCCTTTGCAGGGGTTAGGAAGACCGTTGATGCCACAGAGGCTGAATTTAAGCAATTAGAAGGCAATTTTAGGGGTCTATCCACAGAAATACCCATCACAGCCACAGAATTGGCTCGTATAGGCGAAAAAGCAGGCCAGCTGGGCATCCGGGGCGTTGAAAACCTTACTAAATTCACAGAGACGATTGCATTAATCGGAGTTACTACGGATCTAACCACTGAGGATGCAGCTATTCAGTTCGCCAGGATTACCAATGTCATGCAGGAGCCAATTGCAAATATTGACCGTATGGGCGCGTCTATAGTAGATCTGGGTAATAACTTCGCAGCCAATGAAGTTGAAATTACCAATTTTGCTACGCGTGTAGCAGGTGCCGGCAAGCTTATGCATATGACAACAGCTAATGTGTTAGGTATAGGTACGGCATTTACAGCTGTGGGTGTTAAGGCGGAAATGGGTGGCACTGCAGTTCAAAAGGTTATATTGAAAATGATCGCGGCAGTGGCATCGGGCAATAAGGATCTAGAGGTATTTGCAGAAGTAGCAGGTATGACGGTTGAAGAATTCGTGAAGATGAAGGAAAAGGACCCTTCTGAAGTGTTTGTGCGGTTTGTGGAAGGCATAGGAGAGCTTGGAGATGATGCTATACCTATATTAGAGAGCCTGGGGTTATCAAATGAGAGGGTCCGTAGTTCATTTTTAAGAATGGCGAGCGCAAGCGATACCTTAAGAAGCGCAATTGATAGATCTGATATAGCATGGGATGAAAATACAGCTTTGCTGATCGAGGCTGAGAAGCGTTTTAAAACTACCGCATCACAACTTAAGCTTCTGGTAAATAATATCGTTGAGGTTGCGCGTAAAGTCGGAGATACATTATTACCTGTTCTTAAGCCCATGATAGAGGATTTTAAAGAGTGGATTCAAAAAGTAGGAGAATGGATCACAGCACATCCTCAATTTACAGCAGGGCTGGCCAAAGCAGTAACTTTATTTGGACTTTTAATGCTTACGATAGGACCAATTTTAATAGTGCTTCCGCAGTTAGTTACTTCTATTCAAATGATTACAACTGCAATTAATTTGATGAAAGTATCATTAGGCGGTGTTGCAGGTATAGCAGGGGCAGCATTTATAGGATGGAATATAGGCAGAGTGCTTGGTGAAGTCACAGGATTAGATGAGGCATTAAGCGGAGAAGAAGGCCTTTTCACTAAAATGTGGGAATGGCTTGATAAGATTGATCCTAGGCTTGAAAAAATGATTGAGACCATTACGAGAATAGCTGAGGCTACAGCTACACTTGGCTTTTCAGAGTTATTTAGAGGAGAAAAAGAAGCACCTGAGGAAGAAGAGGAAGAGGAAGATAATACAAAAGAGAAAGAAGCAAAGAAGACAGCAATATTAGAAGCAGAAAACGAAAAGAGGATGACCAAAGAAAGACTTAGAAATGCAAATAAAGCAAAAATGTTATTAATAGAAGAAGGGAGAGAAAAGAAGAGCTTAGCTTCAAAAACAAAATGGTATGATAAATATTATAAGGATAAGGACGACTTTCAGCAGAAATCTTTTGATAATATGAAGCGAGTTTTAGCCGGGGCCGCTCAGGAAAGTAAGGCGGCAGCGGTTGCTTTGTCAGCAATAAGAATTGGCGAAGCGATTATGAATACAGCGGCAGGTGTTACATTTGCATTGGCTTCATATCCACCGCCAATAAGTTATGTGTGGGCAGCTATTACAGCAGCTATGGGCGCAATTGAAATTGCTACAATTGCATCAGTAGGTTTCGCAGAAGGGACTGATGAAATTCCTGCAAATGTATCTCCAGGAGAGATGATTGTGCCAAGGACATTTGCCTCAGCTATCAGGTCAGGAGATATTACAGTTGCAGGCCCTGAGGGAAGCAATTCAGGAGGCAAGATAATTCAAGAATTAAATATTATATTTGAAGGTGATCTTAAATTAGAAAATGATACAGACATAGAAGACCTTGCAGAACAGTTAGGCGATGAAATAGAACGCAATTTGAGGGTCGTATGATATATACATTAATGTTTGGGTCTTATACATTTCCAAATCAAACCTTTGAAGTAGAAAGTTTACCTCTGGTCAATAATATTAAACAAAATACTGTACCTCGCAGGCATGGTAGTATTATTCAGGATCCATATCTTAAAGCGAGAAAGATTAAAGTAAAAGGGACTATTCATAATGCCACCCGGGCTACTGCATGGACAGAATTTATGGATATGCAGGAAGCGTTATTGGCAAGCGAAGATAAATTTTATCATCGCGCAGATAGGTATGTAAATTGTTGTTGCAATAAAATAACTCCTAAATTTGCAGAAGGGACAGATAAAGGTGTTATTAATATAAATATAGATTTTATATCACAGGATCCGTTTTTTTATATGGCAGCGGCATCTTATAGCGATGTCAATAATCCTGTAGGAGTAACATTATCTTTTAATATAAATGGATTAGGTAATGTTTTTGCTGAACCTATAATTTACATATGCGCGACAGGTGGAACGATAACAGATGAGATTCAGCTTGAAAACCAGACAACAAAAGAACTCTTTGTATTTAATGGCGTAGTTAATAATGGCGTAACCTTAGAAATAGATACCAAGGATTTTACGGTAGAAAACAATGCAGTTGACGGGATAAGTGAATTTGGAGGAGATTTTTTAACTGTAGCAGCGGGTTCAAATTTATTTAGATTTGTAGGAGCTACATGCAGGGTTACAGTGGAACATAAATCAAGGTGGTATTGATGAGGCACAGGATAGAAATCAGAGATACGAATTTTGATATATTGGAAGTATTAGAAAAAGAAGCAACGAAAATCCAATGGGAATATAAAAGGATAGGTGGATGTGGAAATTTTTCATTTATATTACCAAGGAAATTTGATGATGTAGGATACGTTCGGGGTGATTTTAATATTCGGATTTATAAGAGAACAGGAGCTGGGACATTTAGCCTTTGGTATCAGGGACTGATAGAAGATAGGTCGCCTGCATTGGGAGATAATGAAAAGGTGCAAGTCAGAGGATTTGGATATTCATCACAGCTTGAAAGGATACATGTTAGTAAAACTTATACATCGGATGAAATAAGCGTCATAGTAAAAGATATCCTCGATACTTATGTTACGCCAAATACAAATATTGCGTATGATGCAGGAGATATAGAAGCTACTTCATTTACAGCAGATAGTTTAGAATTTAAAAATGTCTCAGCAGCTAGTGCATTTAAGACGTTAGCCGATCTTGTAGGAACAAGAGAATGGGGAGTCGGAAAAGATAGAAAATTTTTCTTTAAGGCAAGATCTACAGCAGTTAATTATAGATTCTGGTTGGGGAAAAATATCACAAAAGTAAATCAACTTGATACATTTAGACAAATAATCAATAGGATGCTTATAGAAGGCGGTGATGTTGCAGGCACAAAATATACGAGAACTATTAACAGGGCAGCTAGTCAGGTTAAATATGGACTCAGGGAAAAGGTTATCCAAAATGCAGCCATAGTGACAAATACAGTAGCAGATCAATATGGAAGCGCGGTCCTTGATGAAAATGAGAATATGTCGCGCAGGGTGACATGTGAACAGATAGATAATGAAACTTTAATAGAGGATAGCGTTCCATTAGGAATGGCGGTTATAAAGGAAGCAGGTATAAGGTATAGTGAGAAATATTACGGAGTATTTTTGTACGCAGGAGTCATTGAATATCAAATCAATAAGATATTGTATAAGTTAGATGACAGCGGAGGTTTATCAAAAAAATTCAGTTTAGGGAAATTGAGGCCAAGTACTACTGAGAGCTTAAAGGGAATAGAATACGAAATTGAGCAGCTTAGAGCTGCGAGGGAGTAAAATGGAAAATCCATATCAGCCTTTAAAAGTAGAAGATGTTGAGGAAAAGATAAAACTTAATGCAAAAAAAGGAATAAAAATAAGAAAGTTACGGGATTTATTATATGAAGAATTATTTAAAGCAGAGAGAACGCTTTTGAAAATTCAAGCATCACTGCATTCGATAGAAATACAAAATCAGAATTTACGGGAACAGATTAAAATTATAGAAAGGAAGATAAATCATGGCAGCTGATTATCCTGGAAGTATAAAAACATTTACAACGAAGACTGACAAAGTTGACCTTGTAATGGCAGCTCATGTAAACGATATCCAAGCAGAAGTCGTAGCCATAGAAACAGAGTTAGGCGCGGATGTCGCAGGCAGCGCAACGGATTTAGTTACTAGGCTTGCCATTTCACTGGCAGATAGCGGAGCTTTGGCGCAGGGGACAAGTATGCCTGGAACTCCAGTTATAGGCCAGCCGTTTTATCGAACAGATGAGGATATTTTTTATATATATGATGGCGCAGCGTGGGATGCCATAGGTATGCCTACGGCAACCGCAGGTGATATATTATATGCTTCTGCGGAAAATACGTGGTCAAAACTTACTAAAGGAACTTCTGGACAATTTCTTAAAATAGGAGCAACAATTCCCGCATGGGCTCATCTAATTGCTAAAGGAACATATACAGGCGACGGAAATGCCACTAAAGCAATAACAGGCGTGGGATTTCAACCTACTGCTCTTATTGTATGGGGTAGAACTGGAGCTGCGTTTGATATGGGTATAAAAACTTCTGATGACATAGGATTAAGTTCTGCGATAGTAGGTGCTGCAATAAGTGATGACCAGATTCGATCTCTTGACGCAGATGGATTTACAGTTGGAGATGGGACAGATGATGCTAATAGATTAAATATTAACGCTGAGTCATATAACTATATTGCTTTAAATATATAAAATGAACAAACAAAGGGAGGGTATCATGAACAAGTTATTAGTATTGATTTTTGCAGCTTTGTTAATGGTTCCGGGCATTGCAGGAGCATCGGATAATGCCAGAGACATCGGAAATACTGGGTATATAGATACTGCTGTTGTGATAGCTGACGTAACGACCGCTAATACGGCCGCAGTCAATACGAGCAATCAGTTAGAAGTAAAGTCCAATGTAGATGATGAAGCAGATAGTACTTACTACCAAGATGATGCAGATTGGACAGATAATACCTCAGATCATCAGTTGATAGGTGGCATATATCAAGGCACGCCTCATTCTATTACTGATGGGGATACCGGGCCGATATCTTTGACAGCAAATGGATTTGTAAAGGTTAGTGATGGTGGGACAGATTTAAACGTGGAAGTTACAGAAACTTCTTTTGACGCTACACAAGCAACGCATGACAGCTTAAATTGTAATGCTAATATTCAGCAGGGTGATGCTGATATTGCTTCTGATAATGAATTATATGTAAGGGGTTCTGGAACAGCCGGCACTGCTGATGAAGCAGTCCTTACAATTCAGGGAATAACTTCCATGACACCGGTGATTGTAACTGGTGACTCGGCAGGTTCTTTAACAGTAGATCAAGCGACTGCTACCAATTTAAAGGTACAGATTTTTGGTGATGATATAACCTCTGCTATAAATACTGATGCAACAGGAGATCTACAAATCGACGTGGCCACTATTGCCGCAGGGGATAATAATATAGGAAATGTCGATATAGTGACTCTACCCTCTGGCAATTTAGGCCAACAGGCAATGGCCGCATCACTATCAATTGTACCTGCGAGTGATATTACTGATACAACATATATAGGTGATATAAAATTCGGAGAAGCATTGCCTGCAGGTTCAAGCAATATAGGCGATGTAGATGTTCTTACGCAAGGCATGGCGCTTGCAAGAAAGGAATCTACGCAGGATTTAAATGTCGGGGCATTAAGCTATACGACGAACTTTGCAGCTAAAACGAGAGTAAAACAGATATTATTTACTGCATCGGGATCGATAACTCAAACAGTTACCTTTACATTTGATAGCACAACAGGCGCAACTTATGACACGGTGATTGCAAGTGAGGATTTAGTAAGTGAAACAAATTATACATACATTCCCTCAGGAGAACTAATATTGGCGAGCGGCGATGAGATTCTTATTGCATGTACTAATTCAGGGACACCTGCGGTTAATGCTTATGTAACGGTCATAGGAGAAACTTTAAATTAACGAAAAAAGAAAACAGATTAAAAGGAGGACAGACATGAAAAGTAAAATTTTGATATTGCTCTTGGCATTGGCATTTGTTGCATCTAGTTCATTTGCTGATGAGAAAAGAGTTGACGGGAAAAAGGTAGAGACCTTCAAGCGTATCACAGTAGATACTATTAGAGGGGACTCTACAAATGGTTTATATATTGATTCGGATAGGGATGGGGTGACCGAGGCAACAGTTACGGCTTCAGGAGACATAACTGCAACAAGTTCTTTTATTATTGGCTCGGCTGATATAAATGAAACTGATTTAGAAAAACTTGATGGTATAACTAATGGAACAGCAGTAGCCAATAAAGCCTTGGTGACCGATGTAAATATTGACATAGATTTAGGTACTGGTGATATGGATGTTACTAATTTAGTCGCAGATGGGACATCAAATCTTATTGGTGCAGTTACCATAGGAACTGCTACATCAGCCGCAGGCAATCTTTCAATGTATGACGCAGGGACTCTTACTCTTTATGAGGATGGTGATAATTTTAATGTTACCTTGCAATGTAATTCAGGGGAGGCAGTAGGAACACTTACTGGAGGCTTAGATGTTTCAGGTGTAATAACTTCAACGTCTCCCGTATTTACCACGCCTAATTTGGGAACGCCATCGGCCTTAGTAGGAACAAATATATCAGGAACAGCGGCAAATCTGACAGCAGGCTCAGTAACAAATGCCACCTTAACGACTGCTCTTACTGTAGATACAGGCACGGTTACATTAACTGGTAACGTAGCAAATAGTTCTGTTTTAACTATTGGTGCCGGGGCAGTATCAGTATCAGGAAGTAATACCGGTGACAATTCAGGAACAGATGATCAGACTTTAGCTGAAGTATTAGCGAGTGGCGCTGACGGGAACGATGTAGATATAACTTCACTCGGTAAATTAGAGTTCTTTGACGCAGGATTATATTTAGACGCTGACGCTGACGGGGTAATGAATATAACCTCGGATAATACACTTGAATTACATTCTGCTGACTGGGATATATCTACAACTGGTGCGATTACTAATGCCGCAATAGATGCAGACAATAATACTGTTACCAATATAGTTATAGGTGCGGAATGCACAGGAGCTTCTACTTCATTAACTGACACAGCAGATATTTTTTATGACGCTGAATTGACAGCGGCAGCAGTAGAGGCAGCACTTACAAATGACGCGATAGATTTTGGAACAGGCGTTGTAACAGCTGCTGGATTTACTCTTGCTGCCAATGAAAATATTACTCTTGGTGCTCAGACATTAGACCATGACGGAACTGATTTTGTATTCAATGACAGCGTAAATGCTGGGGCAAATGCTATCAAATCAACCGTCAATATGCCTGGAGTGCCTCATCATTTAATCTTCAACGTGGCTAATCCCAATGTCAGGGCTACAGCGGATACCCAAATATGTATCTGGCCATTAACGCCTGCGGCATTTAATATAGATAAAATAGAAGTAACGCTTGACGCTGCCGGAAATGAAGTAGCGGGGGATTTAAAGTATGCGGACACTTTTATAGGCTTGGCAAATCCAGTATTAATAGAAACTTTTGACACTACAAACGGTGTCCGTAGTGATAGCTCTATGTCTGGGACTGCTGATGTTCCTGCATCAAAGTGTCTATACATACAATTTGACTCTGTTCCTAATGCGGCTATTTTGCAAATGTCGGTAGACATAACTTTTAATTACGATTAAACAAGTTGGATTGAACGACTGAAATTTTTTAAGTTAACGACAAGACAAGGGGATCTCAAATGAAAATACTTAAAATTGCATTAGGACTTTTGTTATTGTTTTCGACATCGGTCTATGCTTTTACCCCGCCTACAGAAGAATACACTTCTGACGAGTATACTAGACTGCTGCTTCATATGAATAATGACGCGTGGGCTGATGACGGGGAAACTGGGCATACCCCAACAGCGGAAGGTGACCCCGCATTTGACGCCGTCAATAAGAAGTTTGGTTCTCATTCAGGAGAGTTTGACGGGAATGACTACATAACTTATCCAGATCACGCTGATTGGTATTATGCAACAGGTCTTCTCACCATAGATTATTGGATAAGATTCGCAACCGACCCTACAGCATTATCTACGACATTGATGTATGAGCAGTATGAAGATGGTTCTAATTATGCTCAAATAGCAATTGATGGTAGTGGAAAATTATACCTTTATTACTTTGAGGGAGCAGCTTCTACTGCTGTGGCTTTTAATACTTCGAGCGCAGTCTTTTTAGCTGCCGACACTTGGTATCACGTCGCAGTAGTTAGATATGGGACAGGCGAAAACAATATGTATGTGTTTATAGATGGCGATTCAAAATCTTTATCTTGGGCTGCGACCTTAGCAGCAAATGAGGAACTCGGGGATATAGCAGCTCTCATAGCTATTGGCGCGGAAAACGGCGGGACAAAGGGGTTAAATGGATTGCTTGATGAATACAGGATAAGCAAGGGCATCGCAAGGGATTGGATCCCTCCTGACATAGGAAATGTGATGATGATACAATGTGTTAAAAATTACATCAATAATTTAAACCCCGATAAGATAGGCACTCCAATGTGGAGCTGTAAGATAAAGTTAATGTGTTGGTGGAAAAATTTGAAAGGATGATCATGCCTCCAGAACAGGTTTGTAATAAACATGACGAAACCATGACGCGTTTATTCTCAAAGATAGAAGAGAATGAAAAAGCCCAAGCAATATTTGTAGCTGAAGTAAAAGGATATATTCAGAACACAAATTCCTTTATACAAAAAGCGGACAAGGTTTTATTCGGAGACGAAAGAGGCAATGGGATCATTACTCAGCTTAAGGTTTTATTGAAACATGTAAGTATTCAATGGACCTTAATTATTATCATATTAGGCGGTATAGTAGGAATAGGAATTAAAATGGTGTGGGGTGGATAATGATGAATGTTTGGACATTTCTTTCAATAGTAGTTCTAGCGATTGTCGCATTAGAAATAATCAAAATCAAACCTGAACCGCCTTTCGATCAACTTCTCAAACCCCGATCACTCTACGCTGGGATGATCTATTTGACATTCTGTTATCTTGCAGTTGTGGGAAAGATAGAAGCCCGTTTTGTAGTGGAAATAGTAATGTTATTAATGGCATTTTATTTCGGCTTTAAGGCCGGACAAAAAACAGGAGGTGTAAAATGAAAGCATTATGTATTGTGATGGTTTCAATCATGGTGTTGTGTGGTAGTGCTTTGGCAGAAGATTTATCAATTGAAGATTCATTAAAGAAATTACCTGCTCTTAAGCAAGGCATTGCATATTCTTTAATGGAACACGATATCCATTATCTTAGCACTCTGGAATTAATCAACTGGAAAGGTATAGCTTTTGAGGCCGGATATTCTTCAAAGGATAAGGTTGTAGGAGTTATAAGTTATGAACTTCTAAAACTTAAGGATCTCGGGGTAACAGTACCAGTATTAGATCTTATCGAATGCAGGGTAGGCACTTATGCAGGCTGGGGTAGGCTTGGCGTAACAAAGGGCAATAATGAGTATGATTATGGACTTTCGGCTACCCTTATAAATATTAAGTTTTAAAGGGTTTTAAGGGGCGTATTTTAATGATCTATGGTCCGGAGGTGATAAGATATGGCAGGATGGGGTTCTTTTTTAGGCGGTTTAATGGAAAAACTGCCTATCCAAGGCAGGGTAGAGCGGTGGAAAAATAAACTTGAGAATCTGGAAAAGAAGAGAAAGGAGCTACTTAAAAGTGAATGGACTCCTGAAAAAGGTAAAATGCTCGATCGTATTGATCGCGATATTGACAAGCTCAATCAGCTGCTCAAGAACAAGGCCAATTGATACGGAACCTATAAGGTCTATGTGGGGTAGCAAAGAGCAAGTAATAGAGTTTTTACAGAGCCCGCAAGCTCAGGCAGAGAGATGGCTTGTGCAGGCATTGGGGGATTAAGATGAGCGAATATGACATTATTTGGCTGGCAAGCGGATCTGGAATAGGTCTTGTTATTGCTTCTACGCTTTACTCTATTGGAGGTCGGGCAAAGAAGATAATACGACGATTAGGTGGAGCTCTTGTTTTAGCATTGACCGTTAATATAATCTCTGGATTTAAAGGTATATGGACAGGGCAATTGCTTTTAATACTACCTTTATTATTCGCGGGATTTAGCATGGGATATGGTGCAGATTTTGTCCCAATGAAAATATTAAGACGCACTCTTTATATGCTCGGGGTATGTGCTTCTGGTGCTATATTTATCTGGGCATTCGGTGGCAATGCTTGGTGGGTTTTCATTCCACACATTGGGATAGGAGCTTGGTCGATTTATTTAGGGGTTAGAAATCCTATCGATGCAGCTGCAGAGGAATTTTTTATCAGCATGCTCTTGAATCTAGGACTTTGTATGTACCCGTTTATTGCCTAGCTTGATTAAAATCTTCTGGTATATATTTTTTATAGCTTCAGGTGATGAAGGGCTGACTCCACAATAATGCTTCTTGCTTCCAGGAGAAGTGCTTATACCGATTGTTAAATGCCTACCGTATACCTCAATATATTCCCAATCAGAATCTATGTTAGGATTAACCGTTTCAGGAAAGACATCAAGAACCTGGAACATTAGATCTATGTTTAAAGCTGGACAAAATCTAAATCGGTGAGTATTTGCTTTAAGGTAATGCCCTATTTTTTTCTTATCAAATATAAATGTCCCGTCAACATCAAATTGTCCGTAATGAAGCCACTCTGTATCATTGCTTAAAGGCATCATAGTTTGAAGGCATCCCCAGGGATTAAAGGCCGGATATTGCCTTGAATCTCCTGTGCAATACTCAATAGGATCGTAGGCCTGCTGCCTCAGCCTATAACACCAATTATAATGAAAAACTTCAGGCCAAGGCATTTCTTGGTTATCTACATATACGCGCTTATTCCTGACATTTTTAAAGCATTCTATTAATTTGTGCAGGGCTTTAAATTCTCTTCTTTTATAACTAACAGTATACACTGAAGCCTTGCCTGAATCTATTTGCTTAAAGGAAAGTTGTGTCTGGGCTTCTTCAAGGGCAAATTTAAAGGCAGGGGAGAAGGAGTGGTGAAATTCTATAGTTATGGTTCGGTATGACATGAAGAACTACGGAGACGGCTTAAGATTTACGCTTACTAATTTCCATTCGCCATTGCCATGGTATTCCATTATGACGCTATAACGATTTCTTATTAAAGCTCCAAAAGCATTTTGCGCATCCACATAAGAAGTAACTTTGTATCTATTGCCTGTATTAATTACTTTATGAACATCAGAACCCCAGGGAAACTTTGCAGTTTTAGGAGCCAAGAGCTCTTTGAGTACAAATTCATGAGCCACTGTATAGGCTTCTATCTTATCTGGAACATCTACTTTAACTTGTTGTATTTGTTGTTTTTTAAGACGGGTTTTTGATTTGATTTCTGGCGTTATCAACGATAAAAAGAATGCAGTTATACCTATCAAAAAGGGGATCCCTAAAAATATTATCCCTAAAGCCATTATAGGAGTAGACACAACTTTTCTCTTATTCTTGATTTGTTCAGCCATAGTTAAGATTTCCTCCTTATGAAGACTGGAATTGCTTTCCAATGGTAAGTTAATTATATCATACGAATGGCCCCTTTGTAAAGAAATTAAAAAATAATTCTTGACAGAACTGTTATACTTGTATTATACTATAGTAAACAATTAACGTGAGAAGGAGGTACTTATGCCGAGAATAAAAAAGTATGGCAAGGCTCACGCAGTAAGGTTTAAAAAGGATGTTGAAAAAAAGCTCCTTCAGGTCTGCATTCAAAAGGAAGTCAATAAATCCGACATCATTCAGAATGCCGTAGAGTGTTATCTCTTCAACAAAAAATGCTTTGCAAAGAGAAGATCGCTGTAAAGAGAGGGCTATCATGCAAAAAATGTTCAATATGATTATACATAAAGTATCAAAAAAGGGTAAATCTAATTTAACATACTCGTATCCTGAATATAAGCTTGTTTTTAAAAGAGGGGCTGTGGCAGCGATCAAGAAAGCAAAAGGATGGAAAAGCGACAACAAGATGGCAATGGCCTTAGGGATCACAAGGGCAATGCTTTCTGGCATGAAAAGTCAGAAATTAAACGTTACTCATAAGATAATGACGAGGCTGGCATACCAGCTCAGCAATACAAGAGGCAATTGGTGGACACACTTTGAAATGGTAGAATGGGGACATATACCGCAGAACCACCCATTATACAACCACGACAAGTACATGGGTCGGATACCTTACACAGAACATAGCCCAGCAGCTGCTTTTAGAAGCTTAGATTATGAGGCAGAGAGCTTGTAGGATTCGGGTGGATCCTAAAAAAATCGGGAAAAAGACCTTGACAGGGAAAAGACCATCAGGTAAACTATTAGGTGAAAAGGAGAGAAGCGCATGAAACACAAAGCCCCCAAAGTCGAATTTGAAAAGCGTGGATTTTTTCTGTCCATTAAATCCCTGTCTCTGAAAGGAACAAGACCACGCTACCTGAAAAGGTTAATGGCTTTGGGGCCCGAGTAAGAGCAGGGCTTTTTTATTTGTGAAATGAGAGAGGACCGTAAAAGAGTCTTTAGAAACTGAATGGGTAGCGCCGAGAAGGCAGTACGGAGATTAAGCCGTCAGGAGTAGGCCGCAAGGTCGATTAAAACCGTAAGGGCTACAAAGCAAGGGCAAAATAGCTTGCTTGGCGTGACTTGGGTAAAGTGTTATCCACACGATTCTAACAATATATCGTAACTTGTTGAAAGACTTACAGTTACGCATATATTTTTTAAATACCCAAGTTAACATAAGATACATTATAGGCGGTTCGGACATACCAATATTACCACAAGCCTTTATGTTTGTCAAGGGCAAGCTAAAAAAATCACTACCTTCCTTTTAGATAATAACCCTGATGGGCGTCTTTTTCCTGACGATTACCGTTATTACCAAGCAACTCAAAGATCCTACCTCTCCATTTCTTGATTTTGCTCGATAATGGCAAATCAGGAAACTCAACCTGCAGCTCTGAATAGAAAAGCCTTGTAAGTTGGCTTACAGAAATGTGGTTGAATTTGCAGAACTCCACTACGTAGTCCTTTAGCCATACAGGTAGTGTTACAACAATCTTCACGGTTTCAGTCTCATAGCGACTCATTACCATTGGTATCACTCTCCTTTTGGACTTGTGGCAGAGAATAAGTTTTATTTAAATCTTTTTCGATAAGCAAGAAAATTAGCAAGGGCCTTCCGCATGATGTCGCTTTCGTTCCAACCCATTTCCTTTGCTAATTTCGCAACGCGCTTCTTTTGCTTTTTAGGAAGGCGAAATGTTATTTTGGAATGGTAGTTTGTGATGTCTGTCATATGTAAGACAAGTTTATCATATAACCATAACTTTGTCAAGAAAATTGTTGCTATTGAAAAAAGGCATGGTATAATTAGAAATGATGGGTAAATTTGGATTGTTATTACTCCTCTTGTTTTTTATAAGTGGTTGCGCTACGCTCAATTTTTCTGCCAATTATTATTCCCCTCCATCTAATTATAAAAGTGAAGTAAATAACTTGTGGACAGAAATAAATTCTAACTTTTCTCTAAAATATAAATACACATTACGCATTGTTGATGACAATGAATGTCAAATGCCGGGTATCCCCGAAAACGACAATGGAGTTGTTAAATTGCCAGTTAATTATTTAAAATATGTATATCAAAATTATTACGATAATAGATTTACGATATTAACATGTTTAATTGTTCATGAATTATGCCATAGTGAATATGATTTACCTGACAACCCACCAGAAACTCATTTCCAGACTGATTTAAAAGCAATTTCTTTGTTATCCTGCTATACTACTATTTCAGCAGAAGATTATTACAAAAGCATATATGTAGTAAAAAACTATTGGTTTGCCCGCAAGGGTATTGCCGGACATGCCTTTAATGTTGGTTGGAACGCTCTCCAAATAGTATCTTTAGTCAATGGAGGTTCTTATTGTTTTATGGATTGGTTTGCTACAGATTTAGATGTGCGCCTAAACCTATTATCAAGCAAATATGAAAAAATGCCACCTTGTTTTGCTATTACCAAGGATTCTAAAAATAATACTAATTCAGAAAAATCAGATTTTAAGTTTGCTTTTAAAAAGACAGACTACTATAAAATAGAAAGCTTAATTTATCCTGACTATACTGCGGGATTGGATGTATCTGAAAAAACAAGCATTAACATAGTGGGTGAAAAATAAAAACTAAGGGGAGATTTTAAGTTCCATGTATAGGGCTTTAACGTCTTCTTCTATTGGTTTATCGGCATCTCTGTATTTCTTTCGTAAAACAGGGAGAATTTCTTTTCTTTCATCATCAGTAGCTATCGAATAAACATTCAATCCTTCTTCAAGGGTGAGCCTTTTAAACGACTCCACGAAAGGAGTTAAGCGCGAATCTTTTGCAAGCTTCCTATAGCCGTCCCTCCCAAGCACCTCTATGGCCTCCTCTTTAATCTGCCATGGCCGAACCTCTCCTTTTCTGATTCTGTCTTTCTGCACCTTGCGATACAAGGTTTTTGCAAAATCCGCTTCTGTGCGAGTAGTATCCGGCATCCTTTCAGAGATATAGCGATACATAAGTTTCTGCGCATTGCTCCGGGCAACATAGGAAGGCGCCGCGATTATGCCGGTAATGGATAACAAAATATTTAACAGCGGATCAGGAGAGGTGAGTTGCATTCTTTCATAGTTCTTAAAAGAAAACGGTTTGGCGTAATTCTTTATGTGGATTGTCCTATCATAAAGTTGCTCCATTAAACCATCCTTTTCATCATAAAGCATGACATTATAAAAATCCTTATTCCTAAACTGCTCCATGGAAAGTCCGATTAGGGGGTGCCTTTTGCTGACAAATGTTTGTAAAGGCCTTGTAGCGTAGGCATATATATCCTTTGCGTAAGTAGGTAGAGATAACCGTTCGTCGGATCCATCGGGGTTCTTTCTGCCAGTTCTTGGGAAGAAATAGTCCCTTATTTCTCTTGGGCGCTCCCCTGACAAGACATATGTTGCAATTGCCCCTATGATCATATATACTATCATCGCGCCGATCCCATACGCCATTTTATGGCTTAATAGCTTATCTCCTGCTCTTATACGGGCTCCTGCAGTTCCTAAATCAACAGGTATGCCCCCATATTCCCTCCAAGAGCCCAAATTCCACCCTACCGACCTCACAGAGGCCATCAAAACGTCTTTTAAGGTCTTATTCCAGAACAGGTTGTCATATATCAGCGATCCCATGCGGTTATCCACGCTATCCCATACCTTTGTAAGCATATACCACAATTGCTCGTCGTTTATTTCTCCGGAGGCAGCACGCTCCATTTCGCTTTGTGCGAGTTTAGAAAATAGCCCTAATTTGCCGGTAGGAACATACCACTCCATAATCGGCTTGGCAGCGGTTTCTAAAATGGATCCAAATATATTTAAAGGTAATTTCGCCATAGCAGCTATCTTCTCTATGCCCGATCCTACCAAAATATCCTTAAATGTCTTCTGTAACGCCTTGATTTGTTGGTTATAATAGAACACATCTATCCTATCTCTGCCTCCAGCTCTTATCATCGTATCTACTTTAAGCCTTAATTTCGGATCCTGTATAGTATCCATTTGTTGCTTATATGCCCTCTTAATCCGCGAGCCTTCCCATAAGACCTTAATAGGTGCTATTGGAAATGTAATCAAATCTTTCAATCCTTGATAGAGCTGTCCTTTTATAGTCAGTTTCCGAAGCCCTAATCCTACCGTAGAAGCCCAAACATCAGTAGTAACGTTTAAGCCGTGAAAAGCCGACAACGATAAATTGACTTGATTTAGTATGTTTCCAAACCCCCTCACTAAGTTATATCCTGTCGCTATGAGCTTATTGTCGCTTGTCCTTAATCCCGGCGAAAGGTGATTATTTATGATTAAAGCCACATCTTTAGGTGCGTAATAATGTCCCAACGTAGTGAACCCGGGTATCTTTATCTTGGCGTCAGCCTCCCCTAATACCAGAGAAGGTCTTATGTCAAGGATCGGCCTTAATTGACCGTGCTCATTTAAAAACTTCGTGAATAATTCGTATATATCCGGCGCTAATTTCTTGAATTCCTCCGGCGCATGGATCAGCGCTTCCAGTAAAACAGCCTCTTTTTCCCTGTATTTCCTTACATAGTTTTTATAACTCGCAGGTGCGTCTATACCTTTATACCTTGCATCGGCAAGCGCTCGCCATTGCTCGTTTATATTTTTTCTCCACTCAATCGCCTCTTTGGTAGGCTTTACTTCTTCTGTTCCTACCTTCTTGCCCTTGACATAGGTGTGGACATAGGTGTCTTTATACGCCGTGAAAGTATTGAACAGGTTGAACCTATACCCTAAAATATGCCCTATTTCGTGGGCCAATACACTTTCCGGACTGGCAAATTTAGTCCTTACTGTTGAAGGCCATTGCGCATACCCCCAACGAGTGCCTCCTATGGTTACAAACCTCTTGGTATCTATTTCAAGGGATTTCGCCACATCCATAAGTTGTTCCACTAAAATGCTGTCAAACGCCTCTTTCTTCGTTATCTCCGGAGGCATATAGACAGTAAAAGCGGTGTCGTTTATCTTTGCAAACCCTTGAGGTGGCGTCTTGCGAGAATATACAAACCGGATCATACCCCTATTTTTTAAATCCCTTATGACGTTTTGCGCCATTACATACCGGTCTACTTCGTGGAGTTTTAGCAATACAAGATCAACAGGATTATTGCTTACCGGTGTAAGCCCGGCCTCAAGGCCTTCTTTAATCGTCATATAAGTTCGTTCTTTAAGAAAACCCTTCGTGCCTTCCAACCTCTTTTTCCCCATAATCTTTGCTATCACGCCTTTTGCGTGCTCAAATCTCTCCCATATATGAGGAAAATAATTCTTATAAAAGTTTTGTAATTGCCCTTTCCCAAGATTTTGAACCGACTCTCGCCTTTCATCAAGGAGTTTTCTCATTACGTCGCTGAACGCTTGAAGTTTTTCATTTTCTTGAGGAAGGCCTTTTTCCATATTATCTATGAATTTATAACTATCCTCCTTGTTCATCCAAGTAAAGGCGCGGTGGGCTTTCTTTAACGCCTCAATAGCAGTAACGTCTTTATGTGCCAACTTCGCTAATCCACCCCGCATAACTTGAGAGGTTACTTGCGCGAGATTTGATACCGACGCCGGAGATAGGATTTTAAGAAATTCCTTGATATAGTTTATTCTTTCAGGAGGAGGCATACCTGCCTCTACCTTTACTCTATCTGTTATTCTTACTTTTTCCTCTTTTGATTCGATCGTGCCGTATCCTTTTGGTGCTTTAGAGGCGACAGATGAACCGCCTGCGCCACCGCCTTTGACCGGTTTTTTATAAAAACCCACTGTAACTCCATAAATAAAATCTTTATCAGGTGTTTCTACGAATTCCCCCCCGATCAGTTCTAACCCTTTTTCTTTAGCTTTTTGTTGCAATATTTTAGGCGTCATATCCTCAGCATAATTAACTTTCTCCTGTGCTTCATATTCTCCAAATCCTGTGCCTGCGTAGCATTTATCACACCACCCCTCGACATATACATTGCCCTCCCAATAATTTATCTTATTGGGATTATTTACATCAGGAACTTTATCAGTAATTGCTTTAGCGCCCATCTCTTTACTTGGGGTTTCGGCGGCTTTCTCAACCCTCGGCTTAATATGTTCCTCTACTGCTTTTTCGGAAATCTCTACGCCCACACCCTTTCTGCCGGTAGCAACGGCTTGTTCTATCGTTACGCCGGAACCAGCGAAAGGATCAAAAACCACTTCGCCTTGTTCAGTAGTCATTTCGATCATAGCTTTTAACATCTTGCGGGGTTTCTCGGTTTGATATCCCCTCGGCCTCACAAGTTTAAAGTTAAGATTTTTTATAGGTTTTGTGAGTTTCCCGCTAAAATTAAAGACAATTATTCCTTCCGGCTCGATTATATCGCCCCTCATATTACGAACTCTTGTAATTCCGTCTTTTTGTAATTTAGTATATTCACCCTTACCGACGGCAATCATTTCTAATCTATTGAATACATCTGTATATCTCTGCATTTCCTTTAATCCGGATTTGGCTTGGGAATACATATAAATCAAAGGAGTATCTGATGTGCGCATTACTTGTCCAAGCCTTTCAACCATAGTATAAAATTGTTCAGGCGTTATATAGTCATACTTAATCCCTCTATTGCCTCCGATAACTGCCGGTGTTTTATACGGGACGTCGAGGAATATCATATCAGCTTTAAATCCTTGATCTACGAGTTTCGGCACAATTTCAAGAGCATCGCCGGTATGTATATAGGCAACATCTCGCCCTTGATTACGCAGAACATATACGCCCTTACCTACTCTTTTAAACGTGCCTTCCTTGGCGCCTACGCCTACGATCCTGCGAACATTAGGTTCGAGGATTTCAGTTTCTTTGGCTATCTGCTTTATGGATTTAGGTTCTTCCTTGACGGCTTCTTTGACTTTTTCTTTTTGAACGATCTTGCCTTTTTCAAATACAAACTCTTTTTGTGTAGCGTCGGGCTTTTCTGCTTTTAATTCTTTTATTAAATCTTTATGCTCAACCTGTTCCTCGGTAGGTCGGAGAGGCGTCGGAGACATTTTGGCTTCCGGCGCAAGGGAGGGTTTAACAATCCGTGCCTTATCCTCATTTAAAACTATAATCTGATCTGCAAGAATTGCTTTGAAAAACTTATGGTCGGTTTCTTTTGCGATTTTCCGAACATTTTTAAAAACTACTGCGTCATACTTTTTAGCGAGTGCGTCAAAAAACTCTTTCTCTTGATGAAGTGCCGGATGTCCAACCTCTGCCTCGGCTTCCCTATATGCCTCAATACTGTCAACAACCTTTATCTTCGCCCCTTTATCTATCTCGTATTCAACAGACTCAAGGTTTTTTATTACCTGTTTTGCGCCTACCTTAGCCATCCATTTCTGCTTATCGTAATCATAAAAGGTTTCAGCACCAGCTTTTTTCAACTCTTTTAAATGTTCTAATCCCCCTACTTCAACAATTTTATCTTCGCCTTCCCTAATAGAAGTTTTTCCCCATATCCTATCTTCTAATGAAAGATATATCCTGTCCCCAGCAAATCTACCAAGTTTTTCCTCCCCTCCTAATGATCCTGTGCCGTGAATAGGTTTCTTGGTAAAATCAAACCTTTCCCCTCGTTCCAATGCTTCCTTGCCTTCTTTTGTTGTGAAATGTTTAGCGCGGAGAGGCTTTTCTTCTGATTCACCCGGTTGCTTTTCTGTTACCCATTCGGGTTCTCGTTCTGTATCTTTCTTGCTTGCGCCTTCAGGATCCCCCTCTGCTTCCCCAGCTCGTAGAGTTTTTTCAATCTCGGATTCTGAGACTTTTTCTTTCCTGAGTTGCTCTCGTTCTTCTCTGATTCGTTCTTCATTTCCGTATCCCTCCGATAGATTTTTGTAAATCTGTTCTTGCTTTTCTGTTAATTTTTCACCCTTCTCTTTCTTGTCTATTATATCAAGTGCTTTCTTTTTAGTCAAATTTGTCCAAGCATCTCTGAACCATTGCGGAAATGTAGATCCTTGACCAATCCATTCGCCTGTTTCTGTCTTTATGCGCTTGCCGGCTTCTCCCCTTTCTATCTCGGATTTCATACCCATAATTAAATCTTTTTCTTCTTGAGGGATTTTCGGTGCAGAAGGCTCCACTTCCTTAACCGGCTTAAACTTCTTCTCGCCCTCTTTAGCCCACTCTTTTACCCATTCAGGGATTTCGGGCTTCTCTTTTGCAGATTTAACAATCTGATTATATTGTTTATCAATCAATCCGCGTGCAAATAATTCATCTATAATCCTATCTTCACTATAACCTCCTTCGCCCTCCCCGAAGGCATCGCCCTTTAAAAATGTTACCATTCTCCATAGGGGGGAATCTGGATTTTTTAATTCTATAGCTACTAACTCCCGTATTTGTTCTCTTTGTGATTCCTGCAATTTGTTGAATTTGTGATGGCGTCTTTCGTGCTCAGCTATATATTCTTTATCAGCAATGTTTTCTTTATTTATTATTATAACATTATCATTAGGGCTTATATCTCCCAAGTCAAAATCTATAACCCCTGCTCTCCGAGCCATAATAAGAGAATTGCCATCTATTGCCATACCACCCACTGGTCTTAAATTTCCCATTTGTTTGATTTGTGCAGGAGATAATTCTAATATTTTTTCCCCTCCCTCGCTTGATTTAATTTCAGGCTTAACCGGAGGTAGCGGAATAGGTTGAGGGGTAACAGCTTTGACGGCTATCTTGGGCGGCGTAACTTTCACACCTTTTGCGGCTTGATCTAAAAGTTGTTGAGAGGGAGGCCCAAGTTCTATCGGCTTAACTACCTGCTGAACACCGGGTATATTGGCTGTTGGGCCGGTTATGGTTTGTCCGGCACCTGCTGTATATTCCGGAGTCGTTTTTACAATCTTATACATTTCCCTTGAAAGTCGAGATATTTTATCAAAGGTTCTTGGATCAAGCGTCCGCTTTAATTCCATTATGGCTTTTCTATCAAGAACACCTTGTTTTATGGCTCTATTTATATTGTCACCAACCTCAAATGTAATTTCTTTTGCGTTCCGGATTTGCTTTACAGTTTCATATTTTGCGAATTTATAGGCAGAAGGGCTTACCGCCATAAGATATAGATATCCAGAGGGGGTTCCTACGGCGTTCCCTAAAACTGATAATGCTTTTGAGGCACCGGGATTATATCCTAATTCATTGAATAATTGCTCATAACTATAAGGGTGTCCTTCATCTGCTTCGGCTAATCCTTGTCGCCAAAACCCCCTTACTCTTATGGGTGTTAATGGCTTAAAAGTTTGTCCGGAAATAGCTTTCCCCCACTCCTGCATTACTCTCGCTGATCCGCTTGACTCTCGGGTTTGTGCTGCACCAAGTTCTTTTAAAGGAAACGCTTTAGCCGGATAACTTAACCCGGCTGTCAATACTTCGTGCATACCCATTTTAGGTATATTTGTGCCTTTGTATTTCTCGGGGGAAATCATTGGCATTAAGACTTTATTAAGGGCTATTTTTGAGGTTGACTCTGCTGCTGGACGGAGTTTTTCCGGCACGGCTTCTTCTACCTTTTTGACAGAAGCCATCTGTTCTTCGCTTTCACGCAGATATTTTTTACGAGGATCTATGTCTTCCCTGACAGGTTGGAACCCAGCAAGCCCTACTTCTTGAACGGGGATAAAAGGCATTTAGATATCCTCCCATTCTCCGTTCCCTTTATACCTTTTTGAGACACCTTCGGCATTTTTATAAACCCTGCCGACTACCAAATTTTCTTCTGGAATCGGCTTTTTCTGAAACGCCCCTTTGACTTTATCTACTATTTCTCTAATGTTAATACCACCCTTTTTTT